CACATATAAATTAGGAAACCGTGGAATAACGAAAGATCGCTATTTTATTGCCTCCTCCTTTAATAGGAGTGTGATAATTAAGAAGAGTGAAACCGAGATGATTAAAGAGGAAAAAGAAGCCATTGATCGTCTCACAAAAGATTTGCCCGTACCATCGGAAAAGACCCTTTCGGATCTTGACCGTTTTGTAGATAAGGTGTTTAAACCCTTTGCGAAACGTTCTCTGGACTCCTCTCTCCCTGTACCTTCAACATCAGCGTGTCTGGAAGCGAGTAGAAAGAAAGGCGGAGCACATTACTCTTGGTACCATAACAACCGGGCAGATATTACTTCAGTATTCACTGGAGCACTCGAAAGCGCACCCAGATTACACAAAGCAAAAATCTTCCCTTTTGTAACTGCTAATAAAATTAGAGTTGCTACGGTGAACGCCAGTGATAATTCTTACCTCGCACGGTGCCTGACACAGGTCCTACTACCTTATCTTAAAAGATTTGCGATTACTCGTGATATCCTCAAGGGTCGAGAAAAAATAACGATTCGATCTAAGATTCAAGGGAGCCTGGTGTACAGTGCTGATTTTGCTAAAAGTACAGATTACATCTCGATAGATTTGTGCAAAAGAGTGTTAAAAAGAGCCATATATAATATAAAGGATGCTCCATTCTGGTGTAATGACGTTATCGACAACATTGTCAAACCGTACACCTGCGACACCAAATATCACGGATCAGTACTGATGACTTGCGGTGCTCCCATGGGAATGGGACCCGGATGGTTTGTACTAAATGTCCTTAATGCATACGCCGCTTTTAAAGCCGGCGCCACAAAAGACGATCATGTGATATGTGGTGATGATCTAGCAGGGCTTTGGACTAACGATATGATCGAAAAATACCAAAACACCATAGAGAACAAATTATATTTGGTGTTAAACAAGGCGAAGAGCTTCCGTTCTATAAGTTCGGGAGTATTCTGCGAGAAGCTCGGCACTATGAATAACATGACTCAAAAGGAAAAAAGTGCTGGAGTACGATCTGTTACATTCAGGTCTATGACTAGAATAGGTCAGGCTGCTGGTACACAACTTGTAGGCAACTCCTTTGGGCGCAACGCCGCTGAGGAATTATCCCGGCTCCTGAAGGTCTCACATAAAAGATGCGATCCCATCATAAAAAGCTGTATAAAGCGAACCCTTCCTGGTATAACTATACCTGAATTTAACGGAACGTACTCCGAAGGTGGTGGTGGTGTGAAAAATAGAAAAATTAATCATGTCGACGCGATAAGATTCCTCCTGTTTGGGGGAGTTACTCTTGACCATAGGGCCAAAAGCCTCCCGAAGATGTTAGAGGACTTAAAAGTAAAAGTTAATAAAGAAATTCTTTCGACTCCTTCAGTTAAACCCGGTCCAAATACTATAAGTAGACGGGACGTCCTGACTTCGGTTGATACCGTAGTTGACCTATATCTTGCATCCACAAATCCCTCTGTCGTAACAGAAAGAAAAGCGACTACAAATAAAGCCTGTAAACATATGCTCAAAAAAAGAACACAGACTACGCTCAATGTCATTAAAGACGCAGGGGGACCCATCAAACTAGTAAAATTACTGTGGACTGAGCTTAACCTTGGCGACGGCCTCTTAAAAAGAAGAGAAATCCTAAACGCACTTCGACACAAAAAATATAATGTGGTGATTAATAAAATAAAGAACGGTATGCAAAAGCATATCTCTAAAGTAGACGCAAAGCGCGCGTACTTTAGTCCAGATCTAAACCATGAGCAACGTTGCATAGCAAACATTGCCTTGGTGAAAACAGATCTAAAACCGCT